TGAGCCTGAGCCACGCCAGCCTGACCGTAAGAACCAAAAGACGGATTTCCCGCCGCGCTAGAGAGATTAGAGAAATCCTGCAGAGGCTGATTGCGAAGAGTTTGCGCCTGCTGAAGTTGAGACGCTCGCTGAGCATCCGTAGCGTAGCCAAGTCCAAGTCCCTGATTGAACTCAGTGTTTCCTTGGTTGAAACCAGCCTGCACACCTTGAAGACGAGCATTATTCTCATCTCTTGCAAGCTGATCTTCAGACTGCTGCCATGCCTGGGAACCACGCGTGATGCCTTGATTAGCAAGCTGGGTCTCCGTATCTTGACGACGTTGATCAAGCAGCGGCTGAAGCTGTCCCATGACAGCATCCTGAGCCTGCTGGCTGTATCCGCCCGGCTGCATTCCTCCGAGATTAAAGTAGGGCGTGAAACCCGACGTGTCTATCGGATTGGACAAACTGCTCACCGCCGAGTTCGCAGCTCCACTTTCGCCGCCCAAAAGGGTAGACTGAGGACCACCGGGCGCGTAGGAAACCTGCTGCGTCCACTGACCAGTCGTGGGGTCTTGACTCCATTGTAGAGTTGACCCTTGTGCGTTCGTTTGATTGGCGCGGTTAGCGATCGTCTGCTGGTTGACGTTCGCGTTCGCCGACTGCCCCTGAGTGTAGGCAGCATTCGTAAAGGGATCAGTACCTGGAGGAGCCGGCTGCTGAACCGGCTGGATGCTGGCTCCAGTCGGGCTAGGTCCCGTCTGCGCGTACTGTGTCATTTATCCACCTACAGCCTTCTCTCGTCATCATCTGCAGAACAAAATCGGGAGTTCGAGTAACTTCCTCGAACCCGAGCTTCTTGCTCACCGCAAGCGCTCTTTCTGCCGTGATGGGAGTCATGCCATAGACCCGCTTCTTCCCGCAGGTCACAAATGGGTACATGAACGCTTCACGCAATAGACTTCGAACCCCTGCCGTCTCATCTACACAGACGTGCATGAAGACCGAATCTTCTAGCCAGTCAGTGTACGCTACCGCGCCGGTTATTGACAAGTCCTTGTTTTGCAGACCAATAATGCGAAGATCTTCCGACCAAGGAATATTTATCCTGTCGTGCATCCATTGGAAGAGCAATTTTCGATTATCGTCCGATACAATCACATTGGTCCGCCGACTTCAAGCATGTAGTCGATGGACGCTAGAATCGTCTCTACTTCGGTCAGTGTCTGGAGAGATGCCTGACCTGAAAATCCAACGCCGTTGACGCTACGCCACTCAGCCCACGATTGTTTCGTACCAGACCAGAGTGAACTATCCCACTTGGAAGAATCCCAAACCGCGCCAGTGGGAAGCGTAGGAGTCAACGACGCATTCGGTGCTCTCGGATTGAAGTCCGTGTTGAGTTGAATGGCCCACGCTGGTTTTCCAGCGGCGAGCCAGACCGGGCGGCACATCAGGAAATGCTTATTCGCCGAAATCTCGCCTTCCTTCTGGAAATAGGTGAACGCTGGCTCAATCAGCCCGTTGATGGCGTTTCCAGCCGTGCCGTCTTGCAGATTATTGTCAAGAAAGTTTAGTCCAAGAATCAACACGCGGCCATCAAGCGTACCGACCAAAGGCCAGTTAGCGACGGTCCGCGTACAGTTCATCGGCACTCCCTGCCAGAAACACCACTGATTATTCGTGGTGTTCATAACGTACTGAAGATTCGTCGATTCCTGCTGGAAAGGAACTGTAATGATTAGAAGATTCTCGCGAGGAATCTGTAGAATCTGCCAGCCAAAGAAGTTGAAAGAGGGACTGATGTCTGTGGCAAAGACTTCCTGGATTTTGTCGGTGTAGGTTCCCTGCCCTGGAGATAGAATGTTGCCGCCGCCACGAGTAATGTACGAAAGTGGGAGCATTCCGTAGTTAGAGACGAGCAACAAGTCTCCACCGAACGTGGTGAAACACTGTCTTCCCTTGGGAACTTCGCCTGCATACCACCGTCCAACGAGTGAGAAAGTGCTGGGCGAAGAAGGATCCGTTCCCTTGTAGATGACTATATCGCCGTTCTCTGAAGCGATTACCAGCAAATCGTCGATTCCCTCGCCAGCATCGATAGTCCACGTAGAAATCCAGGCGATTGCACCGCCATGTGGAAGAAGAGGGCCAAGGTCTAGATAAGCTCCCGCGCCATAGATAGAGTCTGTGGGTAGATAAGCGACCTTGGAAGAATTCTTAACAACGAACCACGGCCGACGCTTCCAAATGGAGACAGCGCAGAACTGAGTGGGGTCCGTGACAGAGACTTGGTTCCCGCCCGCGCCTAGCGTGACCTTAGTCCAGGTCGTACCATCGTAGGTGAAGTACCCGTCAGTCTCACTGCAAGCGAGCATCCACCCGCCCGCCGAGTTGGCGAAATCTACACTCGACACGACCCCCGCGTTCGTAGCACCCGATAGAGCCTGCACGATCGCAGGGGCAGCTGTCGTCGTTGTGATGTCCCAGAAGCCCGTGTCCGTGCTCGCGAATACCTTGCCAGGAAGGGTTGTCGGTGCGGTCTGGAATGAAACCGTGGTCGGAATGGTTGTCGTCGGACCGAACCATGCGCTGATTGAACCCACGGCCCCGCCAGTCAAATTCGTAGCCCATTCCGTATACCCCTTTCGATTGCTGACGCCGTAGTTGTGAGGAATCCAGTTAACGAGGTTGTACGCATCCATCGGCGGCATGGCCGACAACGCGTCTCTGGAGTTCAATCCCCCGATAGGGGCGGGGATTGATACGACGTCAAACTTCTTGGGGATGGGCTTCTGTTTAGAAGCCGCCATTCCTACTGTCATGTGCCGTAGTTCGTGTCAGGAATGTTGGTGTAATTCAGGAACGGGTAGATCGTGCGAGTACCAATCGAAAGCGTAGGAGCCGGAATGTCACGACCCACGACGAGATCCCAAGCATCGTTGAAGTCTTGTGTCGACTTACTGGTGTCAAACCCCTTTTCTCCGCGCCAGCGGAGCTTGAGGAGAGGGACAACAATACGGCTGTCGAAGAGAAGAGTATCGGAATCCGCAGCAGGGTTATCCCTGAACGTGATACCGTCAACTTGAAGAATCCATCCACGGCTGTAGTAATCCGTAACGAGGTTGACGTTTTGAGATGGATTCTGGAACAAAATCATCTGATTGCCGATGATTCTGTACATGATACTGATGGTTGTCCCGCCAACGAAGCGGGCCTTCAACATCCTCCAGACCTGCGGTGTAATCGGACCAATGACCGGAAGTGCAGTCCCGGTATTCCACATCGTACCATCTACGAAGCTATTCCAATCCGTAGGCAGCTGATAGACGGTAGTTCCTGCGATAACTGGCAGCGTCCACTCTTTGTGGAGATACTGCCAGTCATTCATCATGCAGAGATCTTGCCCAGCTGATGTCAGCATAGCCATCAGTTGGGAAATTGTGAGGTCGGTGTTACCGACGTAGAAGCTGGGCGTGGCGAGTCCTAGTTCCGAAGTAACTATGTTCATGACGGACTGAACCGTCGCGAATTTGACGAACTCGCCAGCCATTTAGAGCCTCAGCAGCGGCGTGTGGATAACGCCAATGGCACTCAGAAGAGCGAGAACAGCCACGATGACGAGAATCCCGTGGATGATTGTGGGGAATGGTGCCGGGAGAGGCAGGAGCGTGACCGCCCAAGCGATCAATCCTAGCACCACGATAATGATGATGAGGTTTACTAGCATCACGCCTTTTCCTTCTGCTTCTTGCTCATCGCTTCGATGGTTTCAGCAAGGACCTTGTTCTGTGCCTGCAACTCTTCCATCTGGCGCGTGAGCTTCTCGATCCTTGGATGCTGCGAGGAACGCCTTGGCCCGATTCTTGAGCGACTGAAGGCCCATGTAGTTGACCGAATCACTGGCTTCGGCAATCTGCTCCACCGTAGTGAAACCGAGATGCTTCAGTTCTTCAGCTTGCCCGCGCGTGACGATAGGCCACTCAGCGATAGGCATTCCATCCGCACGCTGTTCCATATTCTTCTGGAAACGCATCCACTGTGCCGGAAAACGAAGCTGATCGCTGTCGCGTGTGGGACGATCGATGATGTTGGTGCGATCACCGGGCGTGAAAATGCGAGTGAATGGCACATCGTCGAATACGGGATGCCCCGCTTCATCCGACTTTTTCTGGTTGGGAATGAAGTGCATGTAGAAAGTCACATGCAGCTTCTTGTCGCCCTCATCTGTTTGATGAAGATTGTGGTCATAGTCAAGTGTGTCCATGATTATCCTTTCTGTTTTCCCATCTCAGCCTTGGCGGCTTCGATCATGGCGGTTTTGCGAGCAGGAGCGCTCATATTCTTCAAAGAAGCAATGATGTCCTGCTTTCCACGAATGGAGCCTACAGGATGCCCGCCGCTCGCACGACGAGCCAATTCCATCTGCTCCTCTTCGCTCGGGGGCATGTAGACTCCCATTTCAGGCTCCAGCAGCCGCGTCATCCTGAGCTTCCTGGTCTTTCAGGCTTTGCTCAGCATCCTTGATGGAAGCCAGCACGCCGTCAAGATCAGCCGGCGTTGCGCCACCCGAAGCTTGGAGATCAGCGATTTGTTTCTTGAGCGTGCCGACGAGCGCAATCAGCGTGTCGGCCTTGGTATTTGCGTTCTCAACCTCAGTCTTGAGGTTGGTAAGTTCCGCAACAACTTCGTCTTTCGTTGCCATGATGACCTTTCGTAGAAAATTAAGTTGAAAAGAAAGGCCGCCGACCGCCACCAAGAAGATGGCGAGTGCGGCGACCTTCCAGACCACCTGTAGCCTCCCGGCTTAGGTGATCGCGCCCTGTGCGAACGAACGGTTCAGCTGCACGACGTTGTAAAAAATCGTCGCGTTGTTGTACGTCGCAGTGACGTTACCAGTGACCGCCGCCGAGTTATTCACGGAGACCGTGAGGATGTTACCCGTGCGGTCAATCGCCTTCACGATTGCGGACGCGCCGACACCCGTACCAGAAGCATACGCTCCCACGAACCAGCCATCCGTGTTGGCGATCTGAATCGTGTTCGCACCGCTAAGGCCCAGAACCGACGCGGTAACGACGGTTTGAGTTGCAGGGGTGACGCAGCGAGCGTTGACAATCTGCTTGCTAGCAGTGAGCGCACCAATCTGACCAGCGGCAGTGATGCCGATAGCCGTATCAGCAGCGACCGTAGCCGTTCCGTTCACAGGGGTGAGCCCCGTGAGCATGAACCAGCCCCACTGATTGACAACGAGCGCGTTGACCGCATCGCCCGATTCCGCCATGCAGACCCCAACAGGACGACCCATGAGCGTCGTATTTGGGCAGACAGTAGCATTCCAGTCGAAGTTACGGTTCGTGCTGTTCCAGACCGGGAGGAGTTGGCACAGTGCTCGCAGAGGAATCGTG